AACTGTATTGGACAGATCCTGCTAACATTGAAAAAGTTGTAGTAAACGAAAGTGCTGGTAAAAAGATTGAAACATATTTTGTTAAAAATTTAGCACCTAACTTTGGCGAACTACTTGCAACTAATCCAAGTGCATTACATAGTAAGCCATACGGTTCAGGAAGTGGGCAATACATTGGTACACCTCCTAATAATCCAGGTGCATCAGGCAGTTACTTAACAGGCTCTATTGACGGAGTAAATCAGGGTATTCCAGTTGACGCAGAACATGTTGTACATGTTAGTTTAACAGAAGGAATGGACCATGCATGGCCATTTGGAATTAGTATTTTAGAACCAATATTTAAGGTTTTCAAGCAAAAGGAATTGCTTGAAGACTCCATTATAATTTATAGGGTACACAGAGCACCAGAAAGACGTGTGTTTACTATTGATGTTGGAAATATGCCTCCACATAAAGCAAGGCAGTATTTAGAACAAATCAAATACGAAGTACAACAAAAACGAGTACCTAACAAAAATAAAGACGGTCAAAATGTAATAGATGCCGCATATAATCCAATGAGTATGTTAGAGGATTATTTCTTCGCCGCAACAGGAGAAGGTAGAGGTAGTAAAGTAGATACATTACCAGGTGGTGAAAACTTGGGACAAATAGATGACTTAAGATACTTTAATAATAAACTATTACGTGGATTAAGAATACCAGCAAGTTATTTGCCAACAGGTCCTGAAGATGGAAGTGCAACATATAATGACGGTAAAGTTGGTATTGCATATATTCAGGAATACAGATTTGCAAGATATGTTGAAAGACTGCAAAAACAAATACAAGAGGACTTAGATAGAGAGTTTAAACTGTTCCTTAAACACAGAGGAATAGAAATAGACAGTCAAGACTTTGATATAGTATTTAATGCTCCTATGAACTTTAGCAGTTATAGAGATTTACAATTAGATACAGAAAGAGCCAATTTATATAACACAATGGCACCTGTACCATATCTTGCTAACCAGTTTAAACTTAAAAAATATCTTGGACTTACAGAACAAGAAATTAAAGCGAACGAAGAAATGTGGAGAGAGGAAAACAAATATGAGAAGTTTGCGGACGACAAAACTCCAGCAGATCTCAGAAATATTGGTGTAAGACCAGAGGCAGATGCGGCAGTGAATCCTGATATGGAAATACCTGCAGACCAGGTACCATTGGAAGATCCTGCACTAGATCCGCTAAATACTGATGCAGGAGTTGTTCCTCAAGGTGGCACACCGCCAGGATCTCCGCCAGAAGGTATATAATATGAGACTTAATGAATTTTACAATCCAGAGTTTGATGATTTTCAAAAAGCAGATGCTGAGAAAAGAAGAAAACCAAAACTTACATTAGAGCAAATTAATAAATTGCGTAAAGTAAGAGCGATTAAACGTGCAGAAGATATAGAGCATAAAAAATTCGTGTCAGTAATGTATCAAGCACCTACGGATGCCGGAGCAGGTGGCGGACTTATCTAATCTAGTCAAGATTGAATTAGTAAACGACGGTAAACCAAATCTAGACAATTGGTTAGCAGACCAATTACAGCAAAACAAAGCAGAAATACTACAAAAAGGATGCCTTTTAGACTTTAGTACAGAGTCTAATTATTACTTACGGCATTCTAAAGATGCTGATGATATCTTTACATCTATACATAAAATACTAGAAAAAATACAAATTCCTGCAGATTTAGTGCATTTCTGTACAGGTAATCTGCTTAATAAACAAAATTATAATACATATACTAGCCTTAAAAAAGCAGAAGACAATAATTTCCTGCCCTTTAAAAGTGCCTTTTTTAAGGATTTTTGGTGTAGTCATACATTATCTTTCCATAAAGATTACAGCGAAAACTATGGTAAAACGAATAAACCTAAATACTTTTCCTGTCTTAATGGCAGGCAAAAGGAACATAGAGATTACACTTATGCATATTTAAGTCAGTATAAATTGTTAGATAAAGGTGTATGTACTTTTGTTTGGAAAGGTGAAAGTGTAGATGGTTATAGTTCACCAGAAGATATCACAAGCCATACAGTTCAGCCTGATAATTTTTATACAGTATTTGACGATACATATTATGATGTTATTACAGAAACATTAATAGGTGAAGAATCGATAACTCAGGGTATAAGGCATAGTGGTGGACATCCTTGGTGGCAGGAAGTTTTTATAACAGAAAAAATTTGGCGCAGTATATATTATAAAAGACCATTTTTAGTAATAGGCAATAAGCATACATTAAAGACGTTGCATAGTTTAGGATTAAAAACATTTAATGATATACTGTTTGATGAATCCTATGATGAAATTGACGACTGGCAAATGAGAACCTATAAAGTTTTAGAACAAAATAAACACATTATAGAGAAATATAAATTACCTGAATTAGAGCAAATAATTAATTCGCCACAAATGTCTGAAATACTGCAATATAATTACGAAAAGATAAATAACATGGCGAATATTTACAGACAGAGTAGATAATCACCGATTCATACAGAAATTACTCAAAAAACACCCATTTAAGCATAAAAACATCACATTACTATAAGTATATAACAGGCACACCTGAAACCTAACTTTCTGTGTGCAATAAAATTAATAAATTGGAGACCACAATGTCAGAATCAAGAACACAATTAGAAGAAATTCTTGAACTTCTCCTTGCGGAAGAAAACGAAAAAGCGGAAGAAATGCTTCATGAGTATGTTGTTGCTAAAGCAAGAGCAGAATATGAAAAAGTTTTAGACGAAGACGTTTCTGAAGAAGAAGCAGTTGAAGAAACTAAAGAATCAGAAGAAGATGCAGTTGAAGAATCAGAAGAATCTGAGGAAGAGGCTGTAGAAGAAACAGCAGAAGTTGAAGAGGAAGCAGTTGAAGAAGAAATCAGCGATGCCGATCCTGCAGGAAACTTTGCAGACGAAATACTTCAAGACGAAGAAGAAGTTGAAGGCGATGAAGTTGGAGAAGAAGAAGGTGATGACGAAGGTCATGACGGAGATCTAGAAGACAAAGTTGACGAAATTGAAGACGAGCTTGAAGATCTTAAAGCAGAATTTGAAAAATTACTTGCTGATGAAGAAGAAGGCGACGATATGCCAATGGATGACGACAAAGCAGAAATGGATATGGAAGACGAAATGGATTTAGAATCCGTTGAGTATGACCTAGACGAAGTTGCTGAAGAGTCAGACGAAGTTGTTGAAGAAGCAACAAAATTAAGTGATCAGGTTGCTGACATGGGAGCAAAAGCACCTTTAGGTGGTGAGAACCCAGACAACAAAGATGCACCACTTCCAAGTGGCGGATCAAAAGTTGGTGATGCTGGAAAACCAGTACATAGCAAGGATGGTGGAGAAGGAAACAAGGGTGACAAAGCGAATCCAAATAGTCCTAAAGACCACACACCTTCAGACAACATAAATGCAGATCATAAGCCAGTAAATAATCCAGATCAGATTAAGTAAGGCTATAGGCATTTATAGGAGAATCGATGGCTAATAAGTTATACGAATATATGAGTCCTGAACAATCTCGAATAAAGATTGTTGAGTCAGCAGACGGTAAGGACTTGTTTATGCAAGGACTATTCATCCAGGGTGAGGTAAAAAATCAGAATGGAAGAGTATATCCTAAAGACGAGATAGCGAAAGCCTGCGAAAGTGTAAAGGAACGTCTTGGAAAAGGCGAGACTGTGATGGGTGAGTTAGATCATCCTGAAGAATTACAAATAAATTTAGACCGTGTAAGTCATATCATTACAGATTTGTATTGTGAAGATTCAAACGGTCTGGGCAAACTTAAAATTATAAAGACACCAATGGGTAATATTGCAGAAGCATTACTTAAGGCAGGAGCAAAACTAGGTGTTAGTAGCCGAGGTTCAGGAAACGTAAACGAAAGTGGACGTGTTTCAGACTTCGACATAGTAACAGTAGACATTGTGGCACAGCCTAGTGCACCAGATGCCTACCCTAAGACTATATATGAGAGTTTATTTAATATGCGAGGCGGTGCACAAATGTTTGATACCGCATCTGCATTAACACATGATAAAAGTGCAGAAAAACACTTGATGAAAGCAATCACTGGTTTCATCAATGAATTAAAAATATAAGTAGGAGACTACTATGGCAGTGAATTTTACAGAACTACTTGAGAATGCGGAACTAACAGAAGATGTTAGAACTGCTCTTCAAGAAGCATGGGAAAGTAAAATCTCTGAAGCAAGAGAAGAGCTTACAGCAGAATTAAGAGAAGAATTTGCTCAAAGATACGATCATGACAAAAGTCAGATTGTTGAAGCAGTAGACAAATTCATTTCTGAAAAAGTTGAAGCAGAAATTTCTCAAATTGCAGAAGAGAAGCAATCCCTTGCAAACGACAGAGTAAAATACACGAAAGCAATTAGTGAACATGCTAAAGTACTTGACAAATTTGTAACTGAAATGGTTGCTAAAGAAGTTAAAGAACTTAGAGCAGATAGAGCCAGAACAAGTGAACATGTTTCAAAACTAGATGATTTTGTAACAGAACAGTTGGCTGGTGAACTATCCGAATTCCATGAAGACAAAAAAGGACTTGTGGAACAGAAAGTTAAAATGGTTAAAGAAGGCAAGAAGCAATTAGCAGAAGCCAAAATTGACTTTATTAAGAAAGCGGCAGACAAGGTCGAAGGCGTTGTCAATAACGTAATTACTAATGAAGTTAAATCTTTCCGTGATGACATCACTAAAGCACGTGAAAATGACTTTGGTCGTAGAATTTTTGAAGCCTTTGCTAACGAATATGGTACTAGTTACTTAAACGAAGCAAAAGAGATCAAGAAAATACAAAAACAAATTACCGAAATGGAAACAAAACTTAACGAATCTGAGCAAGTAATTGCTGAGAAAGACGAAGCAACTAAACTTGTAGAGTCTAAATTAAGGATTGCACAAGATCAAATGGATCGTAAAGAGACATTAACTGAGCTTATGGCACCATTAGGTAAAGAGAAGAAAGAATTGATGTCAGATTTACTTGAAAGTGTAAAAACAGACAAACTGGAAGAGTCCTTTAACAAGTACTTGCCTTCAGTATTGGATGGAGAAGCACCAAGAGTTAAGAAGACATTGTCAGAATCCGTTGTCAGTGAACACACTGGCGATAAGGCAGTTGTTGTAACAGCAGATGCCGATGACAAAGCGGATGATATAGTAGAAATTGATATGATCCGCAAATTGGCCGGACTTTCAAAATAATAGGAGTTAAAAAATGGCAAACTTATTTGAAAGCAACTGGTCTGCAACTAAAGACGCTTTACTAGAAGGGTTATCTGGAAACAGAAAAAACAGTCTAGATGTTGTCCTCGAAAATACAAAAAGACATTTGTCAGAGGCCGCAACAGCAGGTGCCACAGGTGCAGGTTCAGTAGCGACATTAAACAAAGTTATGTTACCACTAATTAGAAGGGTTATGCCTTCTGTTATTGCTAACGAACTAGTAGGTGTTCAACCTATGAGTGGTCCAGTAGGACAAATTCACACCTTGAGAACACGTTATGCCGAAGCGGCAACTGGCGTGAACCCAGGTGACGAGGCTCTTAGCCCGTTTAAGATTGCTAATGCTTACTCAGGTAGCCCAGATGCAACTGCATCTTCAGAGGGAACACCAGGTAAGAAAATGAGCATTCAAATCTTAAAACAAACTGTTGAAGC